TCATTCGTCGTACCCCGTCTGTGAAAGGGCCATAGGCCAGACCGCGCCGCTGCCGCTTTTGCGCAGCAGCCATGCAGACACCGTCAGCGTCCAGCGCGAGTCGACCATGTCATCCACCAAGAGAACTGGTCCGGGAGGAATGGCCTGACCGTTGAGTGCGAGCGAACCATCTATGTTGCGCGCCTGTTGTGTACTATTTGCCATTGTTTTCTGTTCGGGCCTTGCGTCTGTTTTTGCGATGACCATATGAAACGGCAGACCCAGCGCAGCCGACAAGCGTTGTGCGAAATTCGGTACCAATTCGGGATGCCGGAGTGAAGGGACGCAAGTCACCCAGGTCGGGCTCGGCTGCGGATTCCACTCATGAATCATCTTCACGCACGCAGCAACGAGATCATCGGAAAAGTGGCTGTCGTAGTATTTACCCTGTCGGACCAAACCACCCCAACCGGCATCGCCCCAGACGCATAGCGCCTTGCCGGATTCAGCCTGATGGGCAGGGGCGATGAATCCCTTGGCGCCGTACTGGGGCATTCCACCATCGGGCCATTTCTTGCGCGGCTCGATAGGCAAGCTGGTGCGACGGAGAAATTCGACGGCAGCTTTTACCAGCTCAGCATCCACGGTTACGGGCAGCGGCGGTAAGGTAGGTTCTTTGACAACACTTGGATCGCCGTCGAGCGCACCAATCAAAAAGCCCATGTGCTCACCAAACGGCAGGCTAACGTAGTCCTGCATCTGCTGGTGCTCGTCTCGCCGCATCGCGGTGAGGCGTTCCGCTCGATCCCAGAACGCTTCACTCAGCGTTGCCGCTGTGAGCTGCCACTTGCTGCCTTGCTTAGCGATGGGTGCCGGCGCTTCGAGCGAAAGCAGTACAATCGTCTTGTCGACACGTCCTTTGCTCAAATTGAGTCGACTCAGCAGCTCCGGAACGGACAAGCCATTGGGCTCTTCTTCAAGCGCCCCAAGGACATCGGCAACTTCCTGTCGGGTCGGGAAGGCGCTCCGGATAAACCAGTCGGTGATGTCAGACTCTTCCTGACCACTTAGGAGTACTCCATACGCAGAGTCCAGTGCGCGTCCCGCGCGACCAACCTGCTGGTAGTAAGCAACAACCGATCCCGGCATTTGGTAATGGATGACAAACGCCAGATCCGGCTTGTCGTAACCCATGCCTAGCGCTGTTGTGGCAACCAGCGCTTTGACTTGGTTGTTGAGCAGCGCCTGTTCAAGCTGTTCTCGGCGATCGCCTGTTTCACCGGTGTAGGCTTCCACGTTGAAGCCTTGTGTCTTCAGCCATTGCGCCACTAGATTGGCATCACGAACTGTCAGCGTGTAGATGATGCCGTGGCCCTGCAGCGTGGCCAGTTGCTCTGCCAGCCAGGCAAGGCGCTCGGCCTGGCTGGGTATGCGGATAGTTTGCAGGGAAAGCGAAGTCCGATTCAAGTCACCACGCGAAACCTCCAACTTCGGACCCAACACGGCAGCAAGGTCATCCATCACGCGGTTATTCGCTGTTGCCGTGGTTGCGAGTAAGCGAAGGTTTGGCGGCAGCGTTTTGACAATCCGCTCTAACAGGCGATAGTGAGGACGGAAGTCGTGGCCCCAGTCGGAAATGCAATGTGCCTCATCGATTACCAGCATCGAGATCTGTGCAGCGATGCCGGCCATAACTTGCGTCCGAAAGCGCTCGTTTGCCAGGCGCTCCGGCGAGATCAAGAGAATGTCGATCTCTCCCTTGGCCAGCTTGCCCTCGACTGCCGTCCAGTCATCCATGTTGTCGGAGTTGATGGTGGCGGCGCGAACCCCCATCCGCTCTGCCGCTGCGATCTGGTTTCGCATCAGTGCCAGCAGCGGCGAGATCAGTAACGCAGGGCCGGCTCCAGCTTCCCGCAGCAACTTGGTCGCGATGAAGTAGACAAAGCTCTTACCCCACCCAGTCTTCTGCACGACCAGCAAGCGGCCTTTGCCGTCGACGATGTGACGAATGGCATCTTCTTGGCCGTCGCGGAAAGTGGCATCGGCGCGTCCGGAGCCGATGCGGAGAAGTTCCAGCGCGCGTTTTGGGTCGTAGGCCACGTTATTGCTCTTCCTTGTTTGGGTCGGGCGAGCGGTACCCCGGCGCCAACACAGCGTTCTTGACGCCGTACAGCGCCAGGTGATCTTTCAGCCAGAGCCTGAATTCATAACCGCGCAGACTGTGGTCCGGAGAGCAGTCCACACTCCACTGCCGCAAGATGTATCCGGCGGTGGCAGCACGCAGCTTCATCCGCAGTGATCCGCGAACCATGCCGTAATCCATCTCCGTAATTTCAGGGCGAGGCTGGTCCGGGTGCGGCACTAGCTCTAACTCCACTATCCGGGTCCATTGGATGTCCTGATCACTGCGCTCATGGGGCTGCACATCTGCATCCCCCATAAGGACCGGGTGCTTGATCCGGGTGATGACGAAATCCCGGAACTCTTGGGACTTCCGATCGAAAGCTCGGACATGCCAACGGAGGCCGTTGTCGATCAGCGCGAACGGGACGATCTTCCGCTCGGTGGGACCACTAGAGATGGAGTGGTACTCGATTCCTAGCGGACATTCCTGATGGATCGCCCGGGTTACGCTCGCCAGCACATCTAGATCCGGATGCGTTAACCGCGAAGGGCTCTCGCTAGCCACCCATGCCTTGAGCCGCATCGGCTCACCATCGCCAAAGCCCTGGGTCAGCCACGACAACACCCGCTCCGGTGGGAAGTCGAATACGGGGCGAAACTTCGGCCCCAGGACGTACGACTTGCCCTTGGAGTCGTAGTCGATGTTGCCTGGGGCCAACTCCTTGTACAGCGCCAGATCTCTGGATGCGGCAGCGGACTGGATGCCAAACCGTGTGACCAAGTCCTGACGGCGTATTTCCCCTATGAAGCGCACTCGCAACTCCACGAACGCGAGCCGGTCGCGTTGTGGCTGGGTTAAATCTGCAAGCGGTTCGTTCGACATCTTGGCTGGCTCGTTCGGGTTAGCAAATACTTGTACGGGATATTGCAGAAAGTATATGGTCTGCTTTAAAATCCGTCCATGACTTCATTTTAATTTGTGTATGCACTGCATTGTGATAACCACAAGCCGCGCAACGTGAAAAGGATCAGCAGTGGCGCCATGGAAAATTTCCCAGAGCTTCACTTCACGCCAAAAACGCTGGCGCGGTTCGGGCTACCGAACATCGCGTACCTCGTTCCAGCATTAAATCTGAAGTCGACTTTGCTCGAAAACGAGAAACTGTCGCTGGCCGTGAACCATGATGGCGATTCCGATTCAACCGCAGCGATCGTCTGCAACCTGCTAGGCGCAATGCATGGCATGAAGGCTATCTATGCCGAGTGGCTGAATCCGCTCGAACTACGTGACGTCATCACCGAACTGGCGGAAGACCTCTACGCATTCAAAGAGTGGAGAATCGGTGAGTACAGTGACAACAAAAAGCTAAACCAGCGGATCTGACGGAAGTACCTGGGATTCTGAGATGGAGTGATTTGGCATGAGTGGAAATCGATGGGACCAGCCGGGCGTGCCACACAAGGGGTGGCACTGCGTGGACGTGGTCGACCTGCGGGCCGACGGCGAGTCGGCAGACGAAACTGACTATGCGACCTGCCAGATGTGCGGCAACGAGAAGATCCGCTTCGTCCACATCATGCATCACACGGATCTCAACGATAACTTCGAAGTCGGGTGTGTCTGTGCCGAGAAGATGACCGACGACTTCTTGGGGCCCAAGCGACGGGAGTCTAGGCTGCGTAATAGGGCAGCACGACGGGCCCGCTGGCTGCAACGTACTTGGCGGAGGTCGGCCAAGGGCAACAGCTTCCTCAACCTTGAAGGCTACAACCTGGTGGTGTATCCAACTAAGACGGGGCGCTGGGGTTACAAGATCGGGGACCGATTCGGTCCGAGTACGTACCCGACGGTAAACAAAGCCAAGCTGGCGCTGTTCGATGACTTCTGGACGGCGACTCAGGACAATGAGCGACTATGGGCATCAGACTGAGATATGGGCTCGGGTTCAACTTCTTCGGAGGGAAATTGAACTGGCGTCCTGCATGAAGTATTGGGCGGGTGATTTTGCCCAGGCTGTACTGAATGCATTGCCGAAGTAAAAGAAGACTGGATTTCGCACCTTCCAGCTTGCGTTCGCAGGGGTTCTAAGGCGCTGAGCACAAACATGTAAGTAAAAAAGTCAAAGATTAGAGAAAAACAGGAGTTGAAAAAATGACCAAACGCGATTTCGAAAAAATAAAACGATCAAATTATGGCCCTTTCTATCCAGACCCAAATCCTCACAATGAAGTATCTCCATCTAAGGATAATAGAGAGGAGTTTGTTTGCTCAGTTCCCAATGATCAAGCAATTGATCCGGACTTTCGATCGCGTGTGAAATACCTAGAAAGTTTAGTCAAACACGTTGCTAGCGAAAAATTTTCGATTAAATCATCTGACAGTCAAAAAAAGATTTTTTTTGAACTACGAGATCTTCACGAAACAATCTTTATTGACAACTATGTCAAAAATTACCTTGGCTCCGAACTTTATCGAAAAGTCATCAAAATAATTGAAATGTATGGGCTTTGGGAAAGAGACTGGCGAAGATCCAGGAACATTCGTATTGTCTAGTGGCCAGAAGATTTGGTCGACGTGGACAGACACGACTCCTCGTAGGCCTCGATATCTATTTGCCGATAAAGTACTCGGCCAGGGAGCTTCAGCTTAAGAAATTTTGGTCCAATCCCTTCGCAACGCCAACGTTCGAGAGTAATATCCGCACCGGTGCGTTGCTCAAGAGCGTGCGAATCCGCTTTGTTCGCAAGAGTGAGAAGAAATACGGATGGGTCAGAGCCAATCTGATCGCAGGCAACAAAGAGGCTTGGTACGCGCACCTCATTGAGTTTGGAACGGGCAGTTATTACACGGGCACAGGCTCAAAGTCTAAGAAACAACCCTACGAGATCAGGCCTAAGAACAAAAAAAGTCTCTTTTTTGCGGGAGTCATGCGAGAAGTGATTGTGCATCCTGGCATCAAACCACAATCGTTTATGCGAAGCGCCTTTGATGCAAGTAGCGACCGGGCCATTCGTGCCTTTGCCGATTACATCAGAGTGCGACTGCCTAAAGAGATTAAAAAGTTAAACCCATAAGTATCCATCCATGATTACCGCCCCATGAGTACCCGCTCCATCAATGCAGAGTTAATTATTGCCATCATGCTCAACACCCCCGCCGTTGTTGCGCTGGTGGGTAACCGCCGGGCGCTTGCACAACTGCCGCCCAACACCCCGATGCCGGCGCTTGTTTACACCGTTATTGACAGTAAGCCCACCCCCAATTTGAATTACCAAATAGGTGAGCAGCGAGCACTTGCCAGAATACAAATCAACCCATTGGCCTCAACCATTGGCGAAGTCAAAGCCATCCATGAAGCAGTGCGTGCCGCGCTTGACTTTAAGCACCAAACCATTGTGGTGGATCAAAAGGTCATCTCCTGTCGACTCGACTTGATGGGGCCGGTCGATAAAGACACCGATGCAGGCCTCTGGACTCAACCCTATGACTACTTATTAAATTTCGTGGAATTTTCCACAGACTAATACTGCTGCGCGCAGGTGAGTCGTGCCCGCCCAGGCGACTGGTGGCGGGCATTTTTATTTCTAACCCACAAATTTGTGGGTATTTTTTTATGAGGAAATCATCATGACAGTTCGTACCAGTGCGGGAACCATTTTTAAAGTATCCGCGGCCACCCCTGCCTCCTTTGATGTAACGGGATATGGGGCACTCACCTACACCCCAGTAGGAGAGATCACCGATCTGGGTGAATTTGGTCGCGAGTATTCGCTTGTGACCCACCAGCCCGTGGGATCACGTGGCACACAAAAGTTCAAAGGCTCATTTAACGAGGGCTCTATTACGCTCTCAATTGGCCTGGATACCGATGATGCCGGTCAAATCCTCATGAAAGCGGCAAGCCTTTCGGACAACAACTACACGTTTCGCGTTGAAACACAGAATGGCGACAAGTATTTCTTTCAAGCCAAAGTCATGTCCTGGAAAGTCAATATCGGATCGGTGGACAACATCACGACTGCCTCGTGCTCGCTTGAGTTAACGACGAGCGCCAACGGTGCGGGCATCGTTGAAGACCTCTTTGCCTGATGTCAGCCCTCATGACCGCTCTTAAAATCCGCGAAGGAATACAAATGAATAAGACGCAAGATTTTTCAAGCTTCTTTCTGGCTGAAACGTCTGTGGTGGAGCTCGATCTGCCCAATGGCGAGCCTATGCTCTACCAAGGCAGTCCTGTGCGCGTGTATGTCCATGGACCGGCTACCGCTCGCTTTACGAAAGCCAATGAGGCAATGCAAAAGGAGGCGGCTAAGCGTGTGATGGCCGCCATTGGCAATAAAGGCAAAAAGGAAGCTGAGGATAAAGACGCAGATGCCAAATTCCTGGTTGCGATTACCGAGCGAATCGAGAACTTCCCCTACCCTGGCGGAATCGATGCGATTTACCGTGAGCCTAAGCTCAAATACGTAGCGGACCAGGTGCGCACCTTTGTAGGGGATGCGGGAAACTTCTTTGGGGTTGGCGAGAAGCCCTAATCCTTTATGCCCGTCAATTGGGCTGGATGCACGCGACTCCTCAAGACAAATCTGTCCGACGGGATTCCGACCCGCAGCTTAATCGCGCCGAGCAAATCATCGCTCAGGGCGGTGAACCTCTCTTGCCAGAGGTGGGCGAGGTCTCGTACCTACTTAGCTACTGGCAGGACATTGGGCTCGTGGGGTCAGGTGCAATGGGAGCTGTCAGATTAAGTGCGCTTGAACTCATTGCCTGGCAAGAAGGTTGTTGCGTCACGCTTGCGCCCTGGGAGTTTGCGGTATTGCGCGAGATGTCTGCGCAGTACATCGCAAGCCTGCATGAGGCATCCAAACCTGAGTGCCCGGCACCATATGGCGATCCATTACATCATTCATTACATCAACTTGATCGCGATGTGATTCAAAAGAAAGTGGTCGGGCAATTCAAAGCCTTCATGCTCGCGCAGTCTAGTCAGTCAAAACAGTCAAACGCAAATAGCTCAACAGAGATTCATCCATGCAAGTAGCAAACCTTGGGCATTATTTGATACCTCAGTCAGTACCTCGACTGCGCAGCCCAACAATATCACTTATGTCCTGGAGCCTGGGCAGGTGATCAATACGATTGCAGCGTTGAACTTAAACAACGCGACTGAGATCAAGGTCACGATGTATAGCGCGATTTCTGGTGCATTAGAAATCGTCTACGCCAAAACGATTGACCTCTCGGCTCTGCCCACAGGTTCAGACTGGTGGAGCTGGTTCTATAGCGCGCGCACCGTACCAACACAAAACATTCAAACAGATTTGCCCTCCTATGGGGATGGCGTCATTAAGTTCGAGTTGCTGGGAGGCGCGGACCTTTCTGTGGGCGTTCTTCTGATTGGACAGGAACGATCCTTTGGCCTGGGGGTGCAGCTTGGCGCGCGAGTCGGGATTCAGGATTACTCCAGAAAAGAGACAAACGATTTCGGGGACACGATTCTTGTGCGCCGAGCGTTTGCTAAACGAGCCAACTTCAATCTACTCATTGAGAAAAGCGAAGTCGATGCGTTTCAACTCTTTTTAACCGAGATTCGCGCCACGCCCTGCTTATGGATCGGGAGTACTGAATACGAGTCCACCACGCTCTTCGGGTTTTACAAGAACTTTGAAGCACTGATTAGTTACCCGGACTATGCGGATTTTGAATTAGAAATTGAAGGATTGACCTGATGGCCATTACCCCTCTACCCTCAGCCCCCCTTCCAACCGATGGGGCATCGGAATTTAACCGTAAGGCCTTTGCCCTCATTGGTGCACTGGATGCGTTTGTTTCAGAGACAAACGATGTAGCAGATTTGGTTGATACCGCATCAAAGACATCTATGTCACAGGTGGAATTTATGCGGCTTCCTTTTTAATTGGAACGAATGGGATTTTGTATGCTGCGGGAGAGACTAACTCTTCGCTCCTGACATCAAACTCCTCCACCCACCAGCCCGTCATGCCTTGGGGCTGGAATAAGACCGTCAAAAAGATCTTCTCCTGCGAGACGCCTGGAACGTGGGACGGCGCGGGGACTTATCGTCGATATGGAGCCGTACTGGATAACGGTGAGCTTTGGATGTGGGGTGATCAGGGCGGTTATGTCGGAGATGGCTTTGGGATTGGCTATGGTCCTGCATCGTTTCAAGGCAACACGATTTTCCCCATCAAATGCCTGGATGGCGTCAAAGACGCGCAAGCTGTAGCTGCGGGATACCACATGAGTCTTGCACTCATGAATGACGGCACGGTGAAATGGACCGGATACAACGGTCAATATATTGGTGGAAGCTCCGGCGTTTCCAGAAATACCTGGGAAACACTCGGTGGAAGTTACCTCACCAATGTCACCAAGCTGCGCCTCTACGGCTACTCAACTTATCAGACTGCGGTGGCATTGCGAAGCGATGGCAAAGTCGTGGTCTGGGGCTTTGGAGGATCAGGTCAGGTTGGCAATGGCAACAACCTCACACCGAATGCGCCCAACTCCTTTTTGCTCCTGGATAAAACAGTCGTTGACTTTAGTGTCTCCGGCTATTTCGGTGCAGGCTCGGGCGCTCTTTATTGCCTGACCACCGACGGTCAAGTCATGGTCAACGGGTATGGCGCGTACTCCATGGACGGGGATGACGACAAAGAAAGTCGCTTTGCTCCCTCACCCATCATTTTTTAAAGGAATCAACAGATGACAACCATCTCGCTTGGCAAAATCGCCTTTACGTGGCGATCAACTTACAACGCCAGTACCACCTATATGAAGCAGGACGTGGTTTCTTATAACGGGGACAGTTTTGTATGCGTGCTCGATAACACCTTGGGCGTCATTCCCACGGATGCATCGCCCGCCTGGGATCTCTTTGCCCAGGGAAGCACCGGAATTTCTAATAGTTCCGGGCAAATTATTTATAACAATGGCACGGGACTCGTGGCGCTGCCCGCGGGCACGCTTGGTCAAGTCTTAACAGTGGGACCAACGGGGCTACCCGTCTGGGCGACACCTGAAATCCGATCGGGTACCAAGGCATTAAGGTTTCCAGAAAATACGGCCAACACCCAATCGAATCTATACCGCACAATGGGTGTCATCATGACCGATGGGAGCGTGCGCGCCTGGGGTCAAAATTCAAACTTTAGGATTGGAGACGGAACTGAGTATTCGCGCTCCTACCCTGCGCGTGCGGCTTTTCCTCCCGGGTTTCCGGGTGCATCAAAACTTTACTACACAGCCCAAACGCATACCTATTGCATCGACAATAACGGTCAACTCTGGATCTGGGGCCTAAACGATTACGGTCAATGCGCCAATGGCAACACGAACGTGCAACGCGTGCCTTTTAACGCCAGTGCAGATTCTGCCAACTCGATTTATGGCAAAACGGTCACTCAAGTGGCGCTTGCCTGTGGTGAACAAAATGCCAATAGCTCATTAGTGTTGTGTAGTGATGGCACCGTGCACTCCTGTGGATACAACGGATATGGACAGCTGGGGCACGGTGATACCACCTATCGAACCCGCTTTGTGCAATTGCCCGTACTCTCAGGAATTACGCAACTCGCCGCAGGACGCGAAGCGTATCAGTCCTGCTATGCCGTAAAGAGTGACGGAACTCTTTACTCATGGGGCTATAACGGGGATGGTCAGCTGGGAGATGGGACCACAACCAATTCAACGATTGCCATGCCTCGCACTGGCGGCTCATTAAGTGGAAAAACAATCGTCAAGGTGTTTGCTGGCTACCTTCATGCCATGGCCCTCGATAGCCTGGGCAATTTACATGCGTGGGGTACGAACCAATACGGCCAGCTGGGTAATGGTAATTACGCTCAACAGTTAACCCCTGTTATGGCTGTGGGCACAGGCGTTGCAGATGTCTATCTTGGAGGTTACGACTACCCTGTCACCTATATCAAGAAAACAGACAACACGCTCTGGGCTTGTGGATATGGAGATTACTGGGCCAATGGCGTCTCACCAGCGGGCACAACAACTGCGACCTTTACTCAGATCCCGCTTGGAGGAACTCTAGTTAAAGCCGTGCGAGGAGGTTCTGGCTCTTACAACTTTGGCGCAGCGCTTCTCACTAACGGTCAGGTACGAGTCTGGGGATATAACGGCAACGGTGCGTTAGGTGTGGGAGATACGACCAATCGATACTCTGTCAACACCATGCTCACAGGCAATCGCCTGGTCACAGACATCTGCGCACTAGGCACTTCTAGCCAACAAGGCATTGCGTTACTTCTGGATGATGGTCAGGTCTGGCAAACAGGATATGCCGGAGGATCTCAGTTACCTGAAAACGACTCAGAATCGACCTGGACACCGATGCCGGTTGTATTTTGATTAAACGAAACACGCCCTAAAAAACACGCACTTATTCCACCAGCCACATTTAGCCGCCAGAAGGCGGTTTTTTTACATCTGCACACATCAAATACTAAATACATAACTACTAAGGAACATCATGGACGAAGAAATCACCCATAAAGAGATCTACGAACGACTCGTCTCAGTAGAGGACAAGGTCGATCGCATCGATGAGAACACAAAGGAAGTCACCGCTGCCTTTTCTGCTGCAAAAGGCGCATTCATTGTTCTTGAAGTGATGGGAAAGATAGCCAAGCCGATCCTTTGGATTACAGGCGTGTGCTCAGCTATTGCAGTGCTTTGGAATGAGTTTTGGAAAAGATGATTACTTTTAATGATGCTTTTGATCGTCTGATCTCACATGAAGGGGGCTTTAGCGATGACCAACGCGACTCGGGCAATTGGACTGGTGGTGCACCAGGTGTGGGGCAATTAAAAGGCACCAAGTTTGGGATTGCGGCAAGCTCCTACGGATATCTCGATATTAAAAACCTCTCTCTTGATAAGGCAAAGGCCATCTATCAGCGTGACTTTTGGGATGTTTGTGGCGAGGCCCACCCCGCGATCAAATTTCAACTGTTTGATGCGTCAGTCAATCATGGCCGCAGTAACGCGATTCGTTTTTTACAGCGTGCTGTGAAGGTGGCCGATGATGGAGAGTGGGGTGCGATATCTCAAGCGGCACTCAATCGCATGGATCCCAATGATGTGTTGCTGCGGTTTCTAGCCTATCGCTTGAAGTTTTGGGCATCGCTTCAAAAGTTCGATATTTATGGACGGGGCTGGACTAATCGGGGAGCCGAAAATCTTATTTATGCGGCAGAGGATAACTAAATGCGGATGCAAACTCATGACTAATCGATCTGATCGTTGGCGTAACCGCCGCAAGATGGCCTGGCTCTCTATGCTTGCGGGACTCCTTTTTCCACTACTCATACTCGTCACTGAATCAGCTCAACTCGGACAGATTGCCCCACCCTTTTATGTTTTTGTTGGAATGGTCGTGACTGCCTATATTGGTGGAGCCGTGGTCGATGACCGTTGGCAACAGGGGGTGAAATGA